GTACAATAAGTTTAGCGGTAGATTTACCAACTCCAGGAATACCTAGGGCAGCTAGTACAGTTTCGTAGGGCTTGGCTTTTGATTTCTGAATTTCTTCTTCAATCTTAGCACCTACGGCTCCGAGTTTATCCCATTGATCTTCTTCATATATCTCTGACGGATGTGTAATATCCATCTTTTCAATATTAGCTGGGCCTAAACCTTTAATTTCCATAGTCTTTACAAAGTGTTCCATCACTTTTGATGTATTAACTATAGCCTTATCCGACACCAAGAGTCTAGGACCATCTCGCAGAACTTTGGTACCTACCCCAGCTTCAGCGTGTTTTTCTGTAATCTTAATGCCGTGTGCAGAGTGCTCAACAACACGAAGAAACTTTGGTATAACTCCGCCAGCCCGTTCAATCTCGATAGTATCACCAAGACCTAGATTATGCTCTTCAATAATACCGATATTGTGTAGTGTAACGCGAGAGATAGTAGCATCTTCAATGACTACAGGAGTTACAATACCTGTAGGGTTAACTGTACCAGTACGACCGATTACCCAGATAACATCTTGTAAAGTTGTGCGTACAGTATTTAATTCTCTAGGTTTTAGAGCAACCGCAAATCTAGGATACTTTGAAGTATAACCCATCTGCATAGCTTTTTTGTAGTCATTAACTCGGAACACTACACCATCACGAGGATAGGTATTAGCATTTTTATCTAAAACAGTAGTAAAACCCATATTCTGAGCAACTGTCATACGAGTAACATAGTTCATAGCAATACCCAGCATATCATGGGCAATGAATTTAATGTTACGCTCACGGAACTCTGTTAGAGATTTTAGCCCTAGAGCCCCGCTAACATAGTTACGAAAGTTTTCTACTGTATTATCAGTTACACACTCGCCGTTAATTACTACCTGCTCATGATCAGTCTGAATACGTTGCGGAATATTTGTGATACCTGTAGATAGGTGAATAATATTGTCACCCATTTCGCCATTACCACGTGTAAGAGCGATAGATAATTTACCACGCTTATATACAAGAGTTAGGTTAGCCCCATCAATTTTGGGAGTCTCTACATCATAAAAATCATCTACTTCAGCAGAATCATATACTTTACGTAGTGAATATAGTTTTATAGGGTGAGTAACTTTACCAGCTGCACCACCTACTTTTGCTGTAGGCGAATCGTAAGCAACCCATCCTTGAGCTTTTTCTACAGCTTCAAGATCATCATATAGTTTATCAAACTCTGAGTCGGAGATTTCCGGAGTAGATAGATTATAATAAAGATGGCAGTGTTTGTTTACTAAAGTTTTAAGTTCGTCGTATGTCATGTCTCATACCTCGTATTGATAATTCATATTACAGTATAAATAACCGTTATACAAGTGTGAAATGATTTCTTGTACTAGGCTTGTTGCTTTTTATTTTTGATTACGTTTAACATACGTTCTGCATAATATATGATCTTATTTAAATCATACTCATCATCAATTCCATTTTTCTCACCTAAACGATACGCAGCTTTAAATATATTACCCCTAGCGAAGTTCATATCTTTAAACTCTATAATATCATTTAAAGTACTTGCTCCTATAGGAAAGTCGTAATATGCAGTAGCTTTACCATCAGATGTTATCTTATTATCAGCTTCTTTATCCATACGTTTAATACCATCTTCATAGCTTTCTTGTGTAAAAGGTTCTAGATTAACTGTTATATCCATTTAGTTTTATCCTAAGTGCTTCTACAAGTTTTGTGAGGTTTTCTTTTTTATTAAGATTAGTACCGTCAATATCTATACTAAGCATACTTTCTAGCTCTCTAAGCATAGTTTTGACAGTTTGAGCTTTAACTTCTTCTTCAATCTGCGGTTTTTCATAAACCTTTAGCTGAACAAGCTTACTTATTACGCTTCTATAGCCTTTTTCAAAATGTTCTGCAAGCTGATGCACGTCTTTAATCTGTTCTGTCGTATATAAGGTAACTAATTCTAGTTCTTGCTCACTACTCCATGTTTTTATACTCATTGTTACTCCAATTCTAATTCTAGTTGCGTGCTCCAAATATACTTTTGAGCTACGGCTTCAGCAGCTGATTCTAACAATGGTATTAACGATGTCACTTCATCAGCTTGAAAAGAAAATCCTGTTTTAGTGGGGTACCATTGACCGGTATCCCCATCCATTGCATACTCTCTTATATGTAAATAAGTAATATCTCTAAATTCATTTAGAGTTACTTTAACAGCATTTCCATTATGTTTATGAAAAGCGGTTCCAAAGTCTATATTCATTATTTTAGTCTGTTAGCTGTTCTACTTGATATATCAGTAAGTATTGGTATATACTCTGCTGCTAGATTTGACCAAGTATTGGACAGTTCTTCTATTTTTATGTTGCTTAATAGCTGTTCTCTGTCATGGCTGTGATATACGTATCTCATAGCTGATAGCAGTTGATTAGGATCAGGCTCATTAACAAAAGTATGGGTACTCATCATAGTACTAGCATCGCCAGGTTTAAGAATAAATAACTGAGGATCTTGTATATTAATAGGAGATTTTCTTACAGCTATTTTTAAACCTTTACCTTCTGGAATAAAATCGTCAGTAGGGCCGCCAGCAGATACAATAGGTACACACCCACAAGCAATAGCTTCTTGTACATGCATACCAAAACCTTCTGCTCTATACGGATGTACTACTATTTTACTAGCCTTAAATACATCTGCCATTTCTGTAGGAGATAACTCATCATCTATGTATATAATCTCTCCGCAATCAGTATTATATTGCAGTTTTATTATCTCTGATAGAATGTTTGATTGTCCGTATATTCTAGGATTATCTTTTATAATTAACTTAGCATTATCAGATCTATTAAAAGCTTTAGACCAAACATTAAGCAGTATGTCTAGTCCTTTTCTCCACTGAGAGTTACCTACATATACAAAATTAAATTTGTTAGGATTTATACCAAACTTAGAAACATCCCCACCCTCAGATTTATTAAATACTGATTCTTCGTATCCATGAGGTATCATAAATAAGTTATTAGGGTTCATGCCTCCGCTCTTAAATACGTCTCTACAATAATTACTAGGTACTATAAGAGCATCGGCAAAATTCTCAAATTTATACTGCCACTCAAATAATGCTTTTGGATACTCCCAAGGCTGCATAAATACTACTTTGGTTTCTTTGTGTGTAGGCCATTCCCAGATAGGTGGGTATGAGTGCCTAATCTGAACATCTGGTATAGCAGTTTCGCTACTTATTTCTAAGTTTTTAAGTGCTTTTATTACCGACTTATCTATAGAGTACATAGGATCATACTTGTCTAGTGGTACTATCCTTATAGAAGTACCTTGTTTAGCAAGTGCTAGTACTAAGTTTCTATTAACTATACTAAGAGAGTGATTATCGTAAAATTTACCTACAAATTCTATAAGCATTATTTAGCTCCTTGTATATGCTGTGAATAGTAACTTTCTAGCTGGTTTTTAGGTACTGCAAATAGCTTTGGCCATTGAGCTCCTCCTAATCCAGAGGTTTTAAAGTTTCTTAACTGATGGTAGTTATCTAAGGTAACTTGATCCCATATCTTAAAAAACGGATCTGTAGGGGCTAAATCTGAATGGCTTGAGTTATGTACTTTCTTATACAGCTCATCTCTAGGTCTACATAGACTCCAGTGAATTGCTGTTAGCGGTGCTTGAATTCTATTTGCACCAGCTGCACTTAGATTGGTCCATCTAGCATAAGTAAAAGTAACGTCTTTATGACTTAATACACTCTGGTTTTCGCCTAGAAAAGGAGAATTGTCTTCATTAGCAATTACTAGTACTGTATCATCAATGAGCTTATATGGAGTAGCCCACGTCATACAAAAATCTGCTTTTTTAGCATAGTTACTTGCTATTGGGCAGTATACGTTAAAAAAATCTTTAGCATTTAGTAGATCCTCATCAGCATCAATACTAAGAATCCAGTTTTTTGTACAGTGTGCTTTTAAGTAGTTACGCTCATAAGTGTCATTTTCCATAGCATTGCTAGACTTATGAAAATTGCCTTCTACTACTGATATTTTGTTGTCTACATCTATTTTTCGTAGTGCTTCCCATAAAGCTCCTTCATCAAAAGAGAAGTCATTACCGCTCCAACTTATTCTAGATTCATCCAGTCCTAATACTATTTCGTCTACATACTTATAGTATTTAGATATACTATTAGGTAGATAGGAGGCATCATAGCTTATTAAACTTATAACACTTATATCCATTAGCTAGTTACTTTCTCTACCTTAGCTATTTTTTTCTTTATACCTACAATTAACAAACCAGACTGATAGTATGTATGATCACTTAGTCCGCCTGAAATTCTTTGTTTTTTCCATTGTATATCAAATTTATTAGCATTGTCAGATATTACTTCATCTAGTTCTTTTGCATTTTTTACATTAGAATAGTTAGAGAATATAATAACAGCTTCTGAGCTTAGTGCTTGATAAACAGTACTAAAAAATGCTTCATAAGTTTCTTTGTTAGCAGGTGCTATATCAAAGTAACACACATCAAACTTAGGTTGGCTTTTCCAGTCTACGTCTTGAAAACTACTCTCAAGTATAGTAATATTATTAATATTTA